GAATGGAAGATGTTTACACATCCTCAGATCATTAGACGATGATTGGACAAATCATTTTGAAAGACTAGCACTTGGCGACAAATAAGGAATGGACTGAAGGTCGCTACAAATCATTTATAACTTCTACCCTAAGAGGTGGATTTAGAAGGTACCCTCCAAAATATGAATCTCTCAAAGAAGCTCAAGTTGGTAAAAAAATTAACACTAAATCTCAACGCTTGGCTATGCACTATGAGTGTAAAGGATGCAAAGGGCAGTTCCCTGCTAAGGAGGTTCAGGTGGATCACATACTTCCTGTGGTCTGCCCTAAGAAAGGATTCGAGTCGTGGGATATATTTATTGCACGCCTCTTTTGCACATCGGATAATTTACAAGTACTCTGTAAAGGTTGTCATGACACCAAAACAAAAGCAGAGAGGGTAAAGCGTGTTAGTAAAAGGACTAAAGCATGATGGCTCTTTTGAAAGTGTAGATATAAGTGAGCAAGAAGAAGATGAATTATTAAAGATTGTAACAAGATATATAGTTAATAACTGTGTGCTAGAACAAACGGAAGATGGTCATGAGATCTATTTGCATTATCTTCCTGATTGGGTATATGAAGGGAAGATACAATGAGTAAGAATGATATAACAGGTGATTCAATTAGGAGTAAGCCATTGTCTAAAGAAGCAGAAGATAACTGGGATAAGATATTTGGTAAAAGAATTAAAGAACAAAAACTTTCTAATGATGATATGCTACCTGAATATCAGTTAGATAAGTCCACTGGTGAATTACAAAAAGTAGTTAAAAATAATGGAGAACAATATGGTAGTTGATATTACACCACTAGAGACATACTTTACTCCCCCTGCAATTGAGTACAATATTTCTGCAATTAAACCACCACAAAATACACCTCATGATTATACATTAGATATAGTTGATACATTTGGTGGAGACTTTGAGAAAGCCAACCCTAATTTAGACGCATGGGATAAAGGAATGATACATAATGGAGAGTAAAATACTATTACTAGATATTGAGACCAGCCCAAATACGGCACATGTGTGGGGTATATGGGATCAGAATATTGGATTGAATCAGTTGCTTGAGTCATCCTACACCCTCTGCTATGCCGCAAAATGGCTAGGTAAGAAAGAAGTTATATTTGACTCTGTGAATAAGTCGTCACAAAAGAAGATGCTACAAGGTATTCATAAACTTCTCGACGAGGCTGATGCAGTCATTCACTACAATGGTGCTAGGTTCGATATACCGACACTTAACAAAGATTTCATTCTTAATGGACTGACACCACCTGCTCCGTTTAAACAGATTGACTTACTTCAAGTAGCTAAGAGACAGTTTAGATTTGTATCTAACAAACTTGACTATGTTTCTCAAGCCTTGGGACTTGGTAAGAAAACTGCACACGAGGGACATGAGTTGTGGATTAAATGTATGAACAAAGACCCACAAGCTTGGAAGATAATGGAGAAGTATAATAAGAATGATGTCATCCTCTTAGAGAATGTCTATCAACGCTTTAAGCCTTGGATTAAGAATCACTTGAATTTATCTGTCTTATCTGAAGATGGTTTAGTCTGCCCTAATTGTGGTGGAAAACATCATCAGAAGAGAGGGTATGCAGTTACAGCTAGTGCTAAGTATCAACGCTTACAGTGTCAAGGGTGTGGTAATTGGTTTAGAGGTACTAAGAACCTTAGCAAAAAAACAGGAGAAAGATATGTCAACATCACTTAATAAACAAATAGGAGGGGATCATTATAAAAAATATATTATACAACCTATCGAGTTTATAACTAAAAATAATATTCCCTTTATTGAGGGGAACATAATTAAGTATATCTGCAGGTGGAAAGAAAAAGGTGGTAAGGCTGACCTTGATAAAGTTATCCACTATGTAGAGCTATTAAAAGAATTGAAAACATGATAACATTAACAGAATTAGAAGAAAAGATTATTGAACAAGTTTCAGAAGTAGATTTAATTGACCTTCTCGGACTTACTACTGAGGATTTAGTCTATGCGTTCCAAGACAAAATTGAAGATAGGTTCGACAAGTTGGTCAGTGAACTGGAACTTGGAGATAGTACTTCCTCCGATTAATTTATATAACTACGCTATAAGAAAGAAACTAATGGACAAAAGTCAAAAGATTTTAAGTGACATAACTATATTTAATAAATATGCTAAGTATGTCCCTGAAGCACAACGAAGAGAAACATGGGAAGAGTTAGTCAGTCGTAACATGGTAATGCACATGAAGAAATACCCACAACTGAAAGAGGAAATTAAAGATGTTTACAAATATGTTTACAATCGTCAAGTATTGCCTTCAATGCGTAGCCTTCAATTTGGAGGTACTCCTATTGAACTTAGCAATAATCGTATGTTCAATTGTGCTTATTCCCCTGTCGATCATCCTGCCGTTTTCAGCGAGACCATGTTTAACTTACTTGGCGGAAGTGGCGTGGGCTTCAGCGTTCAACGCAGACACACAGATAGACTCCCTACTATCGTTGGTCCATCCGCTAAACAACGACGATTCTTGGTAGGAGACTCTATTGAGGGTTGGGCTGATTCTATTAAAGTATTAATTAAGTCCTATACCCTTGGTAAATCTGATCCTGTATTTGACTTCAGAGATATTAGACCTAAAGGTGCTAGACTTATTACCTCAGGTGGTAAAGCCCCTGGTCCTGATCCATTACGCATCTGCTTAGATAAGCTCCGCAGTGTGCTTAACAATGCTATTGGTCGTAAGCTAGAACCTATTGAAGTGCATGATATGATCTGCCATATTGCTGATGCTGTTCTATCAGGTGGTATTCGCAGAGCTGCTTTAATCTCTTTATTTGATAAAGATGATATGGATATGATGTCAGCTAAGACTGGTACATGGTATGAACTTAACCCACAACGAGGCAGAGCTAACAACTCAGTAGCTTTAAATCGTGATGAGATTACAGAAGAAGAATGGTTTGCTATTTGGAGACGAGTAGAACAATCAGGTGCAGGTGAACCAGGAGTATTTTGGACTAACAATTATGATGTGGGTACTAACCCATGTGCTGAGATTAGTTTAAGACCTAACTCATATTGTAACTTAGTTGAGGTTAATGTGTCAGATGTAACGACACAAGAAGAACTTAATGATCGTGTTAAAGCTGCTACATTCATTGGTACATTACAAGCTGGGTACACTGACTTCCATTACCTAAGAAGTGTATGGAAAGAAACTTCAGAAGAAGATGCACTACTTGGTGTTTCTATGACAGGTATTGCTTCAGGGGGTGTTCTTAAACTTAACTTAGTTGAGGCTGCTAATATCACTAAGGAAGAAAATAAGAGAGTAGCTAACATCATTGGCATCAATGAATCAGCTAGAATTACTACAGTTAAACCTGCAGGGACTACTTCTTTGGTGCTTGGTAGTAGTAGTGGTATCCATGCTTGGCATAATGATTACTATGTTCGTAGAATGCGTGTAGGTAAGAATGAGCCATTATATAGATATATGACATCAACAGTACCTAGCCTAATAGAAGACTGTGTATGGAAACCCCACTTAGAAGCTGTTATGAGTTTCCCTCAGAAAGCTCCTGAAGGTTCTATCCTTCGTACTGAAAGCTATAAAGACATCTTAGAAAGAGTTAAACGCTTTAATATAGAATGGGTAGCTAATGGTAATAATAGAGGTGATAATCAACATAATGTATCATGTACTATCTCTCTAAAGAATGATGAGTGGGATGAATGTGGTAAGTGGATGTGGGAGAATCGTTATAACTATACTGGTATCTCTGTACTACCTTATGATGGAGGCACTTATGTTCAAGCTCCATTTGAGGACTGTACTAAAGAAACCTTTGAGGAAATGTTTAAACATCTCCAAGAGATAGACTTAACGAAAGTAATTGAAACTGACGACCATACGGAAGCTAAAGATAATTTGGCTTGCAGTGGTGGAACTTGTGAGGTTAATTAATGTTTTATTTTGGATCAGAACTAATCAGTGGAGTTAATGTAGGTATTGAACACATGAGTTATAAACAGATTGGCAGGAAAGGTAAAGGATGGATCTTACTGCTAGATCTTCTAATCATTCGATTTATGATTGAATGGGATGAAGAAGGAGAATAAAATAAAGGGGCTTAAGTGCCCCTTTTTTATTATAGTGGCATTACTGGAGCTACTTTTAATTTTTCTTGTTGAGTTGCAGCTAGACCTGAACTTATACCGCTAACAATAGCATCTTTAAGAGCTACGCCAGTTAAAGCACCAGCTTTAGCAAAAGGACTCTTAGCTAGGTTAATACCCTTTTTAATAGCATTAATTTCATCCATTGGAACTATTTTAGTCTTAATAAGAATTGGTTCTAAACGATTAAACTCTTCAATAAGTTTATTATCAGGAAGAGTTTTAAAATAACTACCTATAGCAATCTTAAAGTCTTGAGTTCCACTTTCGCTTCTTTTAATATTAAACATAGCTCTTTCAGATACATCAGTAGGAAACCCACCTTTAATTAATGTAGGAATACTATCACGAGCTTCTGCTGTATATCTATCTGCTTCAACTTTCTTTAAAGTAGAATATAATGGCTTATTAGTATAAGTCATAAAGTAATTATCTAAATGTTTAGTAACTAAATCCTGTGCTGTTTCACCTAATGGAATCTTTCCATATTGTCCTTTAGATTGTTGGGCAAGGTTTAATAAATCAGAACTAAATCTTGTAGCATCTTCTGTTAAATTAGTAGATTGTGATGATAAAAATTTACGAAGATCTACATATTCTTGACGAGTAACAGAACCATTTTTAACTGCTTGGTCTAGTTCTGAGAATAAAGCATCTTTTTCTTTACTCTTATAAAAACCAACGCCTGCTTTATAATAATCATCTACTTCTTTTTTAAGTGTATTACGAACAGCATCAGAAGCAAGTTGATCTTTTTCTACTTGAATGCCCATATCACTTAAATATTTTCTATTAGCTTGTTCAGTACCAATTCTAAATGTATTAGTAGAAGTACCACCTTTAATTGTTTGAGGACCAAAAGCTATGTTTTTAAGCCATGTCTCAGCTTCTGTAGTACCACCTGTAACTGTTTTTAAAGCTCCAGTGATCTTAGACACTCCAGGAATAAAGTTAAGTACTGCAGGGGCTCTTTTAGCAGCTTCTATACCTACTGATAAACCTCCACTAGCTACTAATTCAACTCCAAGAGCTTCTAAATCTGTCTCAGCATTTTGAGGTTGACCTACTTTATAAGATTCACCTGCATACGCACCAAATCCTGAAGTAACACCACCACCAAAAGCTCTTTTAAGCACATTACCAATAACATCTATGCCAATTCTACCAGCTCTTAATTCAGGAGCTAAGATAGTAGTAATACCTGCACCAATTTCTGTAGCTAATGCAACCTTATCAGGGTCAATTTCACCATAAGTAGAAAGTTTAAATTTATCAGAATCAGATGGAGTATAACCACCTGGTTTAGTTTGGGTAGGTTGCTCTGTTTGAGTAGGTTCTGTAGGAGTTACATTAACTGTAGGAGTATATAAATCACCTAATTTAGAAACATAATTAATTGTTTCTGTAGGAAGAATAGATGTGTCTTTAGATACAGCAAATTTATCTGCAACACCTGGACCAGCATTATAAGCAATAGCAGTAAGATATGGATCTTTATACTTATCAAAATTTTGTTTAATATACTTAACACCACCAGTAATATTTTGATCTACATCATTAGGGTCAACATTAAGGTCTTTAGCAGTACCAGGCATTAATTGCATAACACCAATAGCACCAGCAGAAGACTTAGCTCCATGATTATAATTACTTTCAATGTTAGCAAAACTTAAAGCAAGGCTAGGATCAACTCCTTGTTTCTCAGCTTCCATAGCTACTTTTTCAGCTATGTTAAGCTGATCTAGAGTTAATTTAGACCAATCAATTGCAGCCATTATTGACCTTCCTTATTCTTTTTAGCACCTCT